TATTTAAAAAGTCCTGATATTCTTTTATACTATTCTGTAAAGTTCTTATTATATTATTATTACTATTAATAATCATTTGTCTTTCTCTTACAGAACCTAGATTATGATTCCAATTATCAATATCTTGTACTAATCCATCATATTCATCTTTTATTAAAGTTAATCTACTTTGTAGTGATTTTGCTTCTATTTTAGCCTCTGATAAAGCTGAATCTTTTATTTCTTGTGATATATTTTGTTTACAAGTTGGACAATTATCTGTTGTTTCAAAAAACTTTGCAGTTTTACCAATAGCTCTCATTTGAGTTTGTACTTCAGAGTTAGCCATCATATTGATATTTTTTAAATCATGGAATCTTTTTAAATCATCTTCAATTCGTTTTTGTTCTTCATCTAACCCATATGATAAATCTGAATTATCTTTTTGATGTTGTGCTATTTCATCATTATGTGATTTTATCTTTTCTTCATACTGCTTTTTATTTTCATCAGTTAAAGTTTTTATATCCTTAATATATTTCTTTTGAGTTTCTATTTTATTAGTTGATACATCAATTTTATAATTTAAATCTTTTATTTCATCTTTTAATCTAGTAGTTTGCTCTCTTAATATTACATTCATTTTAGAAAAAATATTAATGTCCAGAAGATCCTCAATAACACTTCTCCGATGTCCACTTGATAATTGCATAAAGGGAATAAATGAGGAGGAACCTAATACAACTACCTGATGAAACGACTTATGATTAAGTTTCAGGATATTTTGTTCAAGGATCTTCTGGTACTCTTTGGAATGAGATGATTGGTTCATCATATCACCATCTTTCCAAATCTCAAATGTGTTGGGTCTAATACCTCTTATCACATTATAAACTGATTGGCCAATTGTAAAATTAACCTGTACTACGCATTCTTTAGAATTAACAGAATTAATTAATTGATTTTTGCTTATGTTTCTGTGTGGTTTTCCAAATAGTCCAAAAGATATAGCATCTAGCATTGTAGATTTACCACAACCATTTGGACCAACTACTAATGTTGATTTATTTTTACTTAAATTTATTTCTGTAAAACTATTACCCGTGGATAAAAAGTTTTTCCATTTCACTCTATTAAATTTTATCATTTCAAAGCTAAAACAAAAAGAATTGCAATTAATAATATATTAGTTAAAATCATTTGTATACACAATATTAAGTGGTACCAAACCCAACGATGTTTATATAGTGTATGTATATTAACTTTTGTATCGACTTCTTCTGTTTCATTATTTTCCTGTTTCTTTAAACCAAATATTGTTAACATATCCATTATGCTATCTCTAAAGATTGAGCCTCTGTCATTAAATCACGCATATTAATTTTTAATTTATCTTTATCTAAATCTGTATCAACACCATCAATATAATCGTCCATAAGTTTTGGTGTATCATCAACTTCTAAACCCTCATCAGCTATATTTTGTCCAATAAATTCACTAAAATTTTCTGCTATTTTTAATTCATATATATCTTTACTCTGTATTCTATCAATAAATCTATCATAAACAAAACTATCACCTTTGTTTATTACTACAACTTTTACAAATTTGTTATCTAAATTAGATACGTTATACTTATTATAATCTATTTTTTCTGCATTGTAAAGTATTTTTTCAAATAAAGTATGTTTATTTTGTATCTTTTGTATTTTTCTTGTTTCGGTATCTAAAATGTGAAAAAACTTTGGATCATGAGCATCCGACCAGAAAAATTCCATTTGTGATCCAAGATACCATATATTTTCTTTTTGTGATGCTGTATGAAAATGTCCTGTTAAAACTTGTTCAAATTTTTTAAATATGTTAGGACTCATACCATGTCTATTTGGTATACCTCTTAACATATCAAAACCTATTAATTCTAAATGTGCACCCAACCAATCTGCTTTACAATCTTTTATAAAATTTATTGATTGATCATAATTTTCTTGATTGATCCATGGAAGTAGTGCCATTTTTAATGATCCATATTCCATAACAGTTGGCTCCATAATGATATGGACCTCATTCATATAATGACCTAGTAATTCTTTTAATGAATTTAAATCATTTGTATTTTTGTAATAAGTGTCATGATTACCTGGAATAATATCCATCATCATACCACGTTTTCTTAATTCATTTAAAAAACATTTTCTATTATGATTTAATGCTTTAAAGTTTACAAATTTTCTATGATCATAATAGTCACCAAGATGAACTATTTGTTTTATGTTTTGTTTTTCACATTCTGGAAAAAATACTTTATCATAAAAATCTTTTGCATTATCTAAAAATATTTGTGAAGAATTTCTTATACCACAATGGGTATCATTCAATATAGCTATTTTCATTATTTCTTTTGTACACCTTGACTTATAACACAATATATATTGTAATTGAAATGATATTCAAACATAGTATATGTATTTGTTGCTGGATTAAAATAAAATGACATTGGTATTATTTCCATTTTATCTTGTAATCCATCTTCTGATCTTACTTTAGTTGTTTGTAAACCTTCGAATATTAATACCTCTTTTCTGTCATTTGTAGTTTCCATGGCCATTGATCTTTCCATACATAACACTGGTTTATCATTCCATGTCATGCCAAAAGATACTGTTACTGTTATTAATACTAAAACTATTATAGCAACTAGCATTAATATTACAGGAAATTTATTCATTTCATAAACTCACTTAAATCTGAATCAGTATTTACTGCTCTTTTCTTTTTTATCTTTTCTTTCTTTTCAAAAACTTTTATTTGATTATCTGTGTGCCTAACTTTTTCAATTCTATCTTTTAAAGTATCTACAAATGCACTAACTACTGAATTAGAACTACTTTCATCTGACACTATAAATTCTTCTATACCTGAAGAACTTAAATATTTCATTTTTATATCTTGTTGTTTCTTTTCTTTTGCTATTCTTCTTAAAAAGGCATACCAAGTAATTTGAGTAAAGTATGCAAAAGCATTTGGATTTCCGGTTCTTGTTGCAGCTTCTAAATTATAATTACCAATTGCTTTTAAGCAATTTTCTACAGCGTCCATAACCATTTCTTCTCTATACGTATATCGTATAAAGTTAGCTTTATGTGACAATCCTTCAGCTATTCTTAAAAAACATTGTGCAACATAGTTTGGTACTTTGGGTATTTCTTTATTTTTTGATTTTGCATTTTCAACTATTTTAACATAGTCTACTACGGCCTGTGAAAATTCTGCATTATTAACATAATGAATATTTTTCTTTTTATTTCTAGCCATTCACTTTACTCCATTAATAGTAAAATTATATAATAAATAAAACTATTTGTAAACACATATTTTTTTAAATAAAAACAAAAAATAATACTTTACAAATTTTGAGTATTAGTATATAATAAATTAAGGTATTTGGGAGGTAGGGATATACTAATGAAATGTTTTTGGAAATTGTAAAATATTTGTTGGTTCATCACTATCCTCATCATCTTGTTCTTCTTTTAATCTTTTTGCTTCTAAAACTTCGTGCAATTCTTCATCTGTTAAATGATCATACTTTTCTAAATCTATTGGTCCCAAATCTTTACTTTTTTCTTTTAAAAATTTATTCATTTTAATAATAGATTTTTCATATAATTTAATTAAATCATCTGAAGGAGTTGTTTCACCAATAATATGATCTGAATTAACTGTTTGTAATATATTTGGATCATCTGCAAAGGATAACCATGGTCTAAAACTAAAAAATTTATAACCACTACTTATATTATAAGTATCACACAATTTCATAACTTTTCTTATCAATACGGCAGAAGTTTCATTTGTGTCCCATTGTACAACTTCGCATATTATTTCTTCATTAGTAGTTAATTTAAAATGTCTTATATTTTCTTTAATCATATTTCTATTTCGTATGTTTTAAAATTAAATTTTTCTTTTTCATATATTTTTAATCTATCTTTTCCATGTTGCCAACTAAAATTTTTACTAACATCATTACATAAATTATCTATAACATCAAAAAGTTTTGTTGCTTTGTTATTATCAGACTTTCTTAATCCTCTTCCAATTGATTGTAATACTCTGATTTGTGATTTACTTGGACTAGCAAAAACAATATTATGAAGATTACGAATATTAATACCAGTGGAAAAAGTACCAAGACTGGCCACAATGATAGCATTCTTTTGTTTTTCAACTATACCTCTTATTGCTTCTCTATCTGATGTTTCTGTTGCCCCAGATACAAAAAATACTTTT